GATATGGAGAAGGAAATGGGATTCAGACCACACGGACAAGAATGGTAAACGTATGAGCAGAGATAAACGATACCATTCTTCTCCGTGTGGTCTGAATCCCATTTCCTTCTCCATATCGTCGGCTTCTTCTGCCTTGGCTTGCTCTTCGAGGTTCTTCATATACTCGTCAGCCTTTTCGCCATAGGGCCTTTCGTCCGGCATGTCAGTCGTGGTGGCATCTTCATCCGTGAACACGATGCGCTGCTGGCGCATGGCCTCGCCGTCGGGTGTGCGGTGGTGCTTGGCCTTGGTGCGCTTGCCGTACTCGATGCGTCGGCCACTCTCGGAGAACTGGGCTTCACCTTGCATCTGTATGCGGTCGTCCTCTTCGCGGAGTTCCTTGCTCTGTCGCTCTATCAGGTCGAGCAATACGTCACTCAGATTGTTGCACTTCATCATACCTCCGACAAGTCGCAGCCGGCGGTAGATGCCGTGCATGGTCACTTCGCAGACGCGCTCCAGTATGTCGTCGGTGCATTCGGTCATGCGAGCCTCGCCCATCCACGGCTTGTCTATCATCACCGCACCGAAGCCCCGCTTGTCCTTCTGCTGAAGGATGAGCACCACCTGCGCCACGTCGAGGTCGTTGGGGTTGGCGAGGTTGAACGCCTTCGCCCACGAAGCATCGGTCTCCATCATGGTCATCACCTTGCGGATGCGCGGGTCGAGTTCGTGCTGGGGTGCTGCCGCCCGTGCCATCGTATAGGCAAACATCTGGAACATCTGATAGCTGTTCACGCCGATGGTCTCACAGATCTTGTCGAGCACCGCTGCCTGGTCGGGGCTGACCTTCACGGAATAGACTACATGTTTGTCATCTTTCTGCTTTGTGCTCATTGTTCTTTGTCTTCTTTTGTTTTTAACAACTTCTTCACTAACGGATGATCCTGTAATAACTCACCGACTGCCTTGACTCCTTCAACCTTCGATTCAGGAATAGTGTCCCGCTTCATCGGGTGTGCCCGTCTCAGCTTGTCGCGCCACTCCCTGATGCGTGGGTCGCGCAGTTCTTCAGGGTCGAGGAATGGTGCATCCTCTTCTCCTGGGTGCTCCAGCTTCCACTCACGGATGGCCCGCATGATGGCCGAGTGCTCAAGCCATTCTTCATCCGTCACGCCGTCGGGCTTGAACTGGAGGGCGATGTCTTCAGGCGTTGGGGCAGGGGTCGCGCCGCTGTGGTAGGCTCCCGTAGGATTGTTTTCGGTCGCGCCCTGCCCTTTGCCTGTCTGTCTTGGTTTGTCGCCAGTGGTCATCATGCGGATAGCAATGTCGGCAATGTCGGCCTTGTCGCCGTCTTCCTCTCGCCAACAGGTGTCGAAGAAGTGGGTATAGACTCGGCAATGGTCGTAGCCCAGTTTGTCGCACACCTCCTGCCATGCCTCGCGCCCGTCCTTGTCAGGCCACAGCCAGATGGTGCGCCCTTGGTCTATCAGCGGCTGGAACTTGTCAAGCTGAAGCCATTGCAAACCGCCACAGGCGAGCCATATCTGAGAGTCGAAGTCGCCGTAGTAGTTGGCCATGATGATGGCCGTCTTCTCGCTCTCCACCACGTTCACCACGGCTTGCGGGTATCGCCGGAGCAGGTGCTCACCAAAGAGCGCATAGTGTACTTCCCACTTGTCGGGGTCGTACTGCTTCTGCCTCGCTCTCCATGCGTGCTCCCAGTCTGACGCGAACACCTTGCGGCCCTGCTCGTCTCGGTCTTTAACGCGGTGGCCGTCTGCCTTATACTTCATGTACTTGGCCGTGAGCGGCACGCCGTCGTGGGTGATCTGCCAGAAGGCTATCCATTCGGGGCCGTGCGGACAGGTGGCCACACAATAGAGGCGCAGCACATCGGAGAGCCTTGCCCGCTGCTCGTCGTCCCACGGCAATGAGCGGAGCCACCTGACGAAGAGCGTCTGCTCGATGCCCTTCATCGAATCGCCTACGGTCTCACGCTTGAAGGTCAGTCGTGGCAGTGGTGGCGGTGCGGGTCGTGGTGGCGGTGGCGTATAGTTCACGGGCACGTTGTCCACCTCGATGCAATACTTCTTGCCGAGCCAACGGATAGCGTCTGGGAACGACAGCCGCTCGTGCTTCATCAGGAAGTCAACGGGAC